CTATTAACATAGTGATGAAGTCCACGACCTGCACCAGTTAACTCATTTTCATTAACGTTACCTAATTGATTCCAACCACCTATTTTTTCAGGTGAGCCATATCTAAATCTAACATTATCGCAATCTACCCACTGACCCTCTGCTGTAGTCTCTGAGATTTGTTTATTTATACCTGGCTGAAAACCTATTTTTTGTAGCATAGTCCAAGCATTATATTACTATCTATACTAGATATCAATTCTTCTTATCTACGTATTTACTATAATAATCTCTATGCATCTGGTCTATTAAAAGCTCTAGTTGAGCTATTTTTTCAGCATAGTCTTGGTTAATTTTCATAAGAGAATTAACTTGTAATTTTACCTTAGCGTTTTCAATTTTATAATCTTTATTTAATCGAGCTTCGCCTCTGATAACTTGTTTTAATTCTATTATTTTTGCCTTTAGTTCTTTATTTTCCATAAACTACAATTGACTTATTACATATTTTTTACTATATATCAATTGTGAAATCAAGAAAGATTATGAAAATAGATAAAGAAATACAAGGAAATACTCAAGTGCCTTATACTTTTTTAAAAGGCACACTTGATATTAATGCTAAATATTTTATGTCTAAAATAGACGACGGTATTAGCGAAAAAACTAGTCACAAAACTAACGTTAAAAGCGATATGACTTCGTGGACTTATTTTATAAATGACATAGAGTTTTTAAAAATAATGATGACTATGTTAGATAAAATAGATACGTTAAATGTATCTAAAACAACTAGTTATAGGTTATCAGATGCTTGGGGAATTAGACAAAATTTTTCAGATTACACAGAGCGACATGCACATAATCCATGTTTTTTATCCGGAGTTATTTATTTAAATAATAGTGATCAACATTTACTTTTTCCAGATATTAATGAAAAAGTCACACCTAAGAAAGGTTCTTTTGCTATTTTTTCTTCATTCTTAAATCATTCAACAAAAAGAAATAAAACTTTTAAATCTAAATATGCTATTTCTTTTAATTTATCACACAAAGGTTTTGATTAATGTTATTAGACTATAGTTATTGGAGTTACCCTTCTGTAATTTCTTCAGAGAAATGTGATGAAATTGTTTTATGGGCATTAAAACAAAAAAGTCATAAAGCTATGACTGGATCAGAAAGAGAAATATTAAAATCTAAATCTAAATTAGATAAAAAAGATTTATTAGATTTAAAAAAATATAGGAACTCATCTGTTGTTTGGATAAAAGACGAAAAAATAAAAAATATGATTCAACCTTATGTTGCAGGAGCCAATAAAAATGCAGGTTGGAATTTTGAAATTGATCAAGCAGAGTCAATTCAATTTACACACTATAAAAAAAATCAACATTATAATTGGCATTGTGATACTTGGAATAAACCTTATGAAAATGGTAGAATACGAAAACTATCAGTAACAGTATCATTAACTGATCCTAAAAACTATGAAGGTGGAAATCTTGAATTTGAAACTTTTGATGCTAGAAGTGGAAAAAAATATCTTTATGTTTGTAATGAAATAAAACCAAAAGGATCTATAGTTATATTTCCTAGTTTTTTAAGACACAGAGTTACTCCAGTAACAAAAGGATTAAGAAATTCATTAGTAATGTGGCTTACTGGATTTCCTTTTAAATAATTTATGAAAAATATAAAAGATTTTATAATGGTTAAAAACATTATACCCAATAATATTTGTAAAAATATTATTAAAAAAATAAATAAAGAAAATTGGTCTAAACATAGTTGGTATAATTATGCAGATAATAAACGTAGTGCTGAAAATAAAGAATTTGATGTTTTAAGAAGTTATGAAGAAACACAAAATATATTAACACCTTTTATTATTAAATCTATTCAAGAATATGAAAAATTTGTTGGTGAAGAAAAATTTTTATGTTCGAGATTTTCTAAAGTTAGATTTAATAGGTATACTAAAAATACAAAAATAAAAAAACATTTTGATCATATTTATAGTATATTTGATGGTAAAGAAAAAGGAATACCCGTGTTATCAATAGTAGGTTTATTAAATGAAAATTTTAAAGGTGGTAATTTTTTTATAAATGACGTGTTAATTAAAATTAAAACTGGGGATTTTATTGTTTTCCCTAGTTGTTTTTTATACCCTCATCAAGTTAAAAATATAACTCAAGGAACAAGGTATTCTTTTGTAACATGGTGTTATTAAAATGACTAAAAAACTATATCCTATATTTCCTACATGTGTCACTGAAAATTATTGTGATATATCTAAAGAACAATTAAAATTTATTATGCAGCAACAAAATCATGTTGTAAAAAATTCCCTTACTAGTATTTCAAACGATAAAAACATATTAGATAAAAAAATTTTTAAAAAACTTAAAACTAAAATTGAAAAATGTTTTAATGAATACGTATTAGAAATATATAATTGTGATAGTATAAAAGTTCACGTGACTCAGTCTTGGTTAAATTTTTCTAAAAAAGGAGATTCTCATTTCGATCATTATCATCCTAATTCTTTTTTATCAGGAGTTTTATATATTCAAGCTGATCCTCAACATCACTATATTACGTTTAATAATAATCAAACTAATACTATGATTCTTCCTTCTAATGAAAGAACTAAGTGGGGAGATTTTAATTGTACGTCTTATGATATACCTGCAGAGCAAGGTAAATTACTTATTTTTCCTTCAAAATTAAATCATAACGTAGAAACAAATACAAAAGATTATTTAAGAATTAGTTTATCTTTTAACACTTGGTTAAAAGGAGAGATAGGAGAAACAAATAGAGCTACTTATTTAAAATTATGAGTTTTGCAAAAGATAAATTTGTTGTCATTAAACAAGTAATCAGTCCTGAGTTAACGGATTTTATTTATAAATATTTTTTAATGAAAAGAACAACAGCACATACGTTACATAAATATAATTATTTTGAAAATAAAAAACATTATAATATCATAGGCGTTTGGGGAGATTTTCAAGTGCCTAACGCTTACTCTCATTATGCTGATATTGTTATGGAAACACTATTATTAAAAGTTCATCCAATAATGGAAAAAATTACAAAATTAAAATTATACCCTGCATATTCTTATGCTAGAATTTATAATAAAGGAAATGTTTTAAACAGACATATGGATAGACCTAGTTGTGAAATATCTACTACTATTAATTTAGGTGGTGATCCTTGGCCTATATATTTAGAGCCCTCTGGAAAACTTGGTAAAAAAGGTATTAAGATAGATTTAAAACCAGGAGATATGTTAGTTTATAGAGGATGTGATTTAGAACACTGGAGAGATGAATTTAAAGGAGAACTTTGTTCACAAGTGTTTTTACATTATAACAATAAAAAAACTAAAAATTCTAAAAAAAATTTATTTGATGGTAGACCTCATTTGGGTTTACCAAGTGATATTAAAAATATAAAATTATGAAAGTAATAGATAATTTTTTAGAAGAAAAAGAATTTAACAAAATTAAAAATGATATTTTAAATGATAATTTTCCTTGGTTTTTTCAACACTATAAAGTTACTGTTGGAGACGGTCAAGTACAGTTCACTCACGTTGTTTGGAGAAATGGTCAATTAAATAGTTCTTTTAAACATTTGGTAGATATAGTTCTTTTAAAACTAAAAGCAAAAAAAATAATAAGAGCTAAATTTAATTTAACTTGGAAAACTGATAAAATTTTAAAATCAACATTTCATGCAGACACTACAATTAAATCTAAAACAGCTATAATTTATTTTAATACTAATAATGGTAAAACAATTTTTGAAAATAAAAAATCTGTTGAAAGCGTAGAAAATAGAGCTGTAATATTTAATTCATCAATTAAACATATGGGGACTACACATACCGATACTGACTATCGATTAGTATTAAATGTTAATTATAATTAAGAATATTTTACCCCTGCACCATAAGAAGAAGTATTTGGATCCCAAACCCATCTAGTAAACTCTCCATTTTCATCAATAAAAGTAGTTTCTTTAACCCATCTAAGATTTGGTTCATCCCATCTTATGCAATGTGCAGCTAGCGATTCTTCTTCAGTCCAAACTGGTTTAGTTACAGGACAAACCCACTGTGCTGAATCTATGTCTTTTGTCCAAGAGGCATAAGGTTGAATAGGCCAAAAAATATTATTAGCTTCATCCCATTCAAAATCTTCACCTGCAAAATTACCTCTAAAATTATTGTTATAAGATGTTTGAACCCATTTAATTCCATTCTCTGATAAAGGCACTACTGTTGCAAATTGTTCTGCAGCTGTATCAGATTGATCTCCGCCATGAGCATCTACGTCTATATTAGAAGCGACAAGAACTCTTATTACTTTATTGTTATTATCTATTTCTGCAAAATGTGCCATGTTATTCCGCTGTTATAGTTCCTGAAACAGTAAATGTTGCTATTTTTTCTCCACCAGGAGCAGTCGAAGTTTGATTATCTCCTGGAGATACAGTTAAAGTTGTAGCACTAGGTGCTCTAAATATTATAACACCTGATCCACCTGTTGCAAAACCGGCTCCTGATCCCCCGTCTCCGCCACCACCAGCGCCACCGCCAGTATTTGCTTGACCGTTTTGACCTTTTGACGGACCAAAATTTCCAGCGCCACCGCCACCAGCGCCGCCAGCATTATTGTTTTGAGCAGAATTGCCTGACATTCCAGCTCCGCCACCACCAGCTCTTGTTACATCAGATCCACTTATAGTTGAAGGTGATCCATCACCACCTTGTCCAGTAGGTAAAGGAAGTTGAGTACGTGTGCCAACTTCATTGGCTCCGCCGCCTCCGCCGCCTCCATTAACTCCTCCGCCGGGACCTGGAGAGTGTGCTCCATTTCCTCCACCGTTTCCTTCAGGAGGTGAAAAACCTCCTGCATTTCCTTGTCCACCTGTTCCTTGTGGAAAGGCTGCTTCAGCTGGACCTTGATTTCCTCCGCCGCCACCTGATCCTCCGTCTTTATCCGGAACTTGAGGAGATGATTGTGTTTCTTGATTAGGACGACCACCACCACTTGATAATAAAGATTGAGATGTGCCGTATTGAAAAGTTGAATTTTGTCCTTTTGTTTGAGCTGCACCACCAGAACCTACTGTAACAGTATAAGGGGTTCCATTTTCAAATTCTAATTGTGTTCCACCAGGAAAAGAAGTTCTAAAACCCCCTGCTCCTGCGCCACCAAGAGGAGCAGATCCGCCGCCTCCAGCAACAATTAAATAATCCATTTCTACAGGTGCTGCTCCGCCTCCGGAACCAAAACCTAATACTTGATATCCAAAACCTCTAGTTTTTGGTCTATTAGATTTTTTATTTTTTTTTATTGTTAACGGTTCGAGTTTAAACTCTTTCATACATTCCTCCTATTATGCGTCGTTAGCAGCATCAGTAGTGAAGAATAGTTTAATCCCTAATAGTTTTGCGTCAGCTGTTAAACTATCTGCTGATACGTCTCTTGATACTTCAAAGAAAACATACTCATCTGTGCTTGGTGAGCCTGCAATAGTAACTGCTCCACTTTCTGCTGTAACTGCTAAATCGTTTGCTGTACCACTCATCGCTTTTGCTGTAGGTAAAACCGCTGTTCCAAATGCAGTGTTTAAAGCTCCATCATCAGCTAATGCAACACCAGCTAAAGACCAAGCTGTGGTTCCAGTGTTTGTTGAATTTGCTGTAAAGAATGCTTGAAAAGTTACTGTACCCTCATTCCATGATTTAGGAAAAGCAACAGCAAACTGTGCAAACTCATCTGAGTCTTTGTCAAAATCTAATGTTTTAAGTTCAGGACCATTTGATAATTCTGTTTGAGCTAATGCTGCACAACCGTTTGTAGTGTTAGGATACATTGAAACAGCAGGAACCCATATAGTTTCTTTTCCTGCAATTTTAATTGCACCAGTAGCATCTGCTCCATCTACTGCTTTAGCAACTCCAGTTCCGTTAGGAGCGATAGTTATATCTCCATTAGCTGCATCTGTAATTGTAATTGTTCCAGAGTTTGATCCAGAATTAGTGTCTAATACTAAATCGTGTGCTCCACTTGTTGTAAGCGTAGCTGCAGCTGCACCTGTTCCAATTCTAGTTTCTCCAGAACCTTTTGGTTTAATATGAACATCAACATTGGTTTCTCCACTCGCACCAATGATTGGTGGATTTCCTGTTGCAGCATTAGTTACTTCTAATTCATTAACTGCTGAAGCTGTTGTTTGAAATATAATTTGTTCTGCTCCATTTGCATCTGCAATAAAACCTGCGTCTGCTATTTTTGGAGCTGTTAAAGTTTTATTTGTTAAAGTTTGTGTTCCTGTAAGTGTTACGTCACCAGCAGGTAAAGTGTCAATATCTGGATTAGTTCCATCATTTGCAGTAGCAAATACCACAGCATCACCTTTGTTATCTGCCGCAAAAGTAAATGAATCACCACTTCCAGATGCATATTTAAACTGAACTGTATGAGAGCCAGAAGTTGAATTTCTTAAAAAATAAAATGTTTGAACATCTAAAGGTATAGTTACAATTTGGTTTCCAGAAATAGTTCCTGTAAACTCAATCATTC